GCGGCATCTCGCTTGCCGCTCCGGCCAATCCCCCGACCACCTACGGCATGCTGGAGTCCCGCCTGCACAACGTCTCGGTGAGCCTTGATGGGCCGCCGGTGATCGAAGCCGATTTCATTTTTCAGTTCCCGGAGGAAGAACCGACGCTGTCCATCTCCGGCCGGCGCGTGGTGGTGTTCGGGCTCAAACCCAACTGGGCGGACGGCTGGCTGGAACGGCTGATGTGGGCGACCGATGTGCTCACAGCACGCGACGGCACCGAGCAGCGGGTCAGCTTGCGTGCCAAACCACGCCGTTCGCTGGAATTCTCGATTCTCGTCGGCAGGGATGATGCGGCGCTTCTGGACGTGCTGCTATCGGCCTGGCAAGCGCGGGTCTATGCACTTCCCATCTGGCCCGACAAAGGAGTCCTGGCCTCCACAGTGACGGCGGGTAGCACGGTGATTCCGCTGACCACGACGAATCTGGAATACGAGGCTGACGGCCTCTTGGTGATCGGGTCAGATAGTCGCAACACCGAGGCGGCTGAGGTGCTATCCGTGGCGAGCAACGCCGTGACACTGAAGCAGCCCCTGCTGCAATCCTGGCCGGCAGGCGCGTTTGTGACGCCGGCGCGCACGGCGCGGCTGCGCGTGACACAAGCGGTCTCGCGGGTGACGGACGCCATCGCCACCGCCCGGCTGGTATTCGATATCGCTGGCACCACGGCCATCACCAAGCAGGACTCGACCACCACCTTCAATTCGACCCCGGTTTGGATCACGCGACCGAACCGGGTGCGCGACGTGGACAGTGACTACCGGCGACTGGCCGAAGTGCTGGATTTTGACACCGGAATCACGGCGGTGGATGACCACGCCGCACGCCCCTTCGTGCGTCGATCCTTCGACTACATCTTCAAGAACCGTACCGAAGTCGCCGCCTTCAAGGCATGGCTTGCTGCCCGCCAGGGCCGCTTGACTGCGTTCTGGCACCCGACCTGGGAAGCCTCCATCGTCCCGGTCAAAAAAATCCTCTCGAACCAGACCGTGATGACGATCGCTTCACGCGGCTACGCGCTCTATTTCAACCCGATGCCGGGACGCACCGAAGCGGCGTTCCTCTACAAGAACGGCACCTGGTATTTCCGCACGATCTCAAGTTTCGGGGCAGGAACCATTGGCGACGAAGAAGTGATGACGATCAATCAGTCTTTCGGTTTCGACGCCAACCCCGAGGACTGGATCGCCATCTACTTTCTGGAAAAGACCCGGCTCGACGCCGACCAGATCGAGATTAACTGGCAGACGGACAGTGTGGTCGAGGCATCCGTCCCGATGCAAAGCGTGAAAGCATGACCTACAACACACAGGAAATCTCGGCGGCAGCCGGCCAGCCCATCGAGCTTTACCGCTTCGTGCTCAGTCAGCAAGTGTGGACGGTGACCAGTGGCCGGGAGGCGATCACGTATCAGGTTGAGAGTTATGTACCCGCCGCGATTCGGCGCTCAGCAGTCGAGCAATCGCCCGAGTTTGCGCGGAATGGCATCGACCTCGAGTGCGCCCGTGACTTCGCCGTGGCACAACTTTTCGCGGCGGCTCGGCCCAACGGCGTGGTGTCGATCACGCTGTTTCGCAACCATCTCGGTGATTCGGAGTACATCACCTGGTGGAAGGGGCGTGTCGCCTCTGTCGTTTTCAGCGGCAGTACCGCGAAGATCCGTTGTGAATCGATCTTCACGGCATTGAAGCGGCCGGGTTTGCGTGCCCACTACCAGACCGGTTGCCGCCATGCACTGTTCGATCCGGGCTGTGGGATGAACAACCAGGCGTACAAACTCGCCGGTACGGTGGGATCGTTCACTGGCTTGAATGTGACCTCCAGTACGTTTCTCTCGCAGGCGTCTGCATGGCTGACCGGGGGCTATCTTCGGGTCGCCGGTGTGCCGCGCATGATTACCAACCACTCCGGCGACACCATCACGCTGTCAGCCGTGCTGCCGGGACTTTCCGTTGGCGCGGCTTTCGAGGCGTTTGCCGGCTGCGATCGGACGTTCTCCACCTGCCAGAGCAAGTTCGGCAACAGTCTCAATTTCGGCGGGTTTCCGTGGATTCCGGTCAAGAACCCGTTCGCCGGGGATTCCATTGTCTGAGGACTGAGTCATGTGGGCACAAATTCTCGTCTGGGTCATCACGACCGTCATCGGCGCACTGCTTACCCCTCGACCGCCGAAACCGGCGGCCGCGACACCAGGCAACCTCGATGTGCCCGTGGCGGAATCCGGGAAACCCATACCGGTGCTGTTCGGCACGCGCGTCATTCGTCAGGCCAACGTGGTCTGGTATGGCGACGTCAAAACTACCGAGATTCGCCAATCGTCGGGTAGCGGAGGCAAGAAATGATCGTGACGCATGACGACGCCAAAGCCTTCGGCTATTGCAACGCAGGTCTGCGCAAGTGGTTCCCGCGTGAGGGCGTCACCTTTGACGATTTTCGGCAGCAAGGTGTGACGACCGACTGGTTGCGCGCTACGGGCGATGCGATGGCCAGCCGGCTGGCAGATGCTGTTGAACAACAGCACGTGCAGCAACAGGAGACAGCATAAATGGGCGGCGGCGGTAAAGGCGGTGGCGGATCATCCACCTATGTCGTCGGCCATCGCTATTACGCCGGGCTCCATCTAGCGCTATGCCACGGGCCGGTGGATGCGGTGACGCGGATCATCGTCGGCGAACGCACGGCCTGGAGTGGCAGCATCACGTCCTCGCAGACGATTTACATCAACGCACCCGAACTCTTTGGTGGGGAGAACCGAGAGGGCGGCGTGCAAGGCTACGTCGAGGTCAAGATGGGTGGGCCGACCGAAACGGTTTCCGGCTACCTGCAACAGAAACTCGGAGCCGTCATTCCCGCCTTTCGTGGTGTGGTATCGCTCATTGCCCAGCAATGCCTGCTGTCGGCCATGAATCCCTACGTCAAACCCTGGAGCGTCGAAGCGCGGCGCATTCCTGCGCCTGCAGCATTGGGCGGTGGGAACATCAACGGGGACGCCAACCCGGCGCACATCATCTATGAGTGCCTGAACAACGCCGCGTGGGGTTTGGGCTATGCGGCGAGCGAAATCGACTCCACCAGTTTCCAGGCGGCGGTCAATACGATGTCCTCGGAACAATACGGCCTGTCGCTCTTGTGGGATCGCGAACAACCCTTGGAGGAATTCATCGCCGAGGTGCTACGCCACATCGACGGCACGCTCTACGTGCATCCCCGCACCGGCAAGTTTGTTCTGAAACTGGCCAGGGCGGACTACACCGTTTCGAGCTTATTGGTGCTCGATGCGTCGAACATCCTGGAGTTGGAGAGTTTCTCGCGACCGGCTGAATCAGAACTGGTCAATCAGATCACCGTGCGCTACCGCGACCGGTCGACCGACAAGGATGCCGCTATCACGGTGCATGATCTGGCGGCCCTCGAACTGGCCGGTGGTGTCGTGTCATCGGCTACGGTCGACTACCCCGGCATCGCTAATGGCAGCCTGGCTTCGCGGGTTGCACTGGGCGATCTTAAGCAACTCTCGGTACCGTTGGCCAAGGCCACTCTGATTGCCAACCGCCAGGCATCCAACCTCAATATCGGGGAAGTGTTCAAACTCACTTGGACAGAACTGGGCATCGCACAATTGGTGATGCGGGTGGTGCGCGTGTCCTACGGCACCCTGACTGACGGCCGGGTGCGAATCGAGTGCGTGGAGGATATTTTCGGCTTGCCGTCGGCCTCCTATGTTTCCCCGACGCCAACCTCGTGGGTGTCGCCGCTGACCTCGCCCGCGCCGGTGCCGTATCGACGGTTGAATGAAGCGCCGTGGTGGACGGTCGTCAAACGAGTGGTCGGCGAATCTCAGACCGCCAGAGACGAACTGGATCCACAAGGTGGTTTGCTGATCGCTTGCGCCAGTCGGCCCTCTGGCGATTCGCTCAACGTCAAACTGTTGACCCGCCAGGGTAGTGCCGCCTACGCCGAGGTGGAGACGATGGGCTTTACGCCGAATGCAACAGTCACCAATGCCATTGACGAGCAGGTAACGGTACTGACCATCGGCAACGGCCAAGACCTGGACGTAGTGAAACTCGACACCTATGCGTATCTCGACAACGAGATCGTAGCGGTCAAGGCGGTCAATCTGGTGGCCAGCACAGTCACGGTGGATCGGGGCGTACTTGATACGGTGCCGGCACCGCATCTGGCCGCTGCGCGCATCTGGTTTGCCGATGCGCTGGAGGCGCTGATCACAGAGCAATACCTGTCTGGCGAATCGCTACAGGTCAAGATGCTGCCCGCGACTGGCCTTGGGCGTCTCGCGGAGTCCGCTGCGCCAGCGGACAGCTACACCTTTGCGGGTCGAATGATCCGCCCTTATCCACCGGGCAACGTCAAAGTGAATAACGTGATGTGGCCGACGGTGGTTCTTGGCCAGATTGCTCTCACGTGGGCACACCGTGACCGGATGCAGCAGACGGTCTATCTGGTGACGCAGCCGGAGGGCAACATCGGCCCGGAGGCCGGCACCACCTACACGGTACGCGTCTACAACGAGAACAATGCGCTGCAAAAAACCGTCACGGGCCTATCGACGACAACCTGGACTTACCTGACTACCGATGAAGCGACGGACAGCGGACTGGGCCGCATCAACGGCAAGTTCAAGATTGAAATCGAAGCCGTGCGCGCCGGCTACACCAGTTGGCAGAAGCAGACCCGCAGCGTCGACCGCGCAGGCTACGGGCTGAACTATGGCAAATACTATGGAGGTACCTGATGGCAAGCACTGATCCTAATCTCGGACTCACCTACGGCTGGACGCTGGGCGAGTCGGGCTGGAACACCAGCATGGACGCCAACTTGAAGCGGCTCGGCGCGGTCATCGGGCTCTCGGTCAAGGATCGCGATCTGACCACGCCACCGGCCAGTCCAGTCGATGGCGACCGCTACATCGTCCCCGCTGCCGCCACTGGCGCCTGGGTAGGCAAGACCAACCAGATCGCCGTCCGTGTGGCAAGTGCCTGGGAGTATTACGTCCCCAAAGTGGGCTGGCTCTGCTTTATCGAAGACGAAGCAGTGCTGTCCGCCTACAAGGTTGTCGGATGGAGTGCTGGCGTCGCGATCTGAACTGAAAACTTTGCAACCACCGAACCCGCCCCCGAGGCGGGTTTCGCATTTCTGGAGGACTGAAAACATGAGCGAAGCACAAATCGAGCGACGCAAGATGGTGACGCTGCCGCATGAAGAATTCGAGGAGATTCTGGAGCGCGCGGCTGAGCGTGGTGCTCGGCATGCTCTATCCGAAGTCGGGCTCGATGGTCCGGATGCCGCCCGCGACATTCACGAGTTGCGCGGACTTCTGGACGCCTTCACGGAGGCCAAGAAAACCGCCGGCCTGACCATCGTGAAAATGCTGGTCACGGGCATGGTGATGGCGCTGCTTGCCGGCGCATTCGTGAAACTCAAATTGTTCGGTGGTGCCCAATGATCGAAACGCTGCTCGGCGGTTTACTCGGTGGCGCGTTTCGCCTCGCGCCGGAAATCCTCAAATGGCTGGACCGCAATGGTGAGCGTAGTCACGAACTCTCCATGCAGGACAAAGCGCTGGAATTCGAGAAATTGCGTGGTGCGCAGCGTATGTCCGAGATCGGTGCCAGTGCTGACGCGGCCTGGAATACCGGGGCCATCGAAGCGCTACGCGATGCGGTGCGCGGCCAGGGTGAGAAAACTGGCGTGGCATGGGCTGATGCGTTGTCTTCCAGCGTTCGGCCGGTGATCACGTACTGGTTCATGGCCTTGTACTGTGCGGCGAAGACAGCCGCGTTCGTCGCTGCCGTAACCGCTGGTGCTAGTTGGGGTACAGCCATCCTTCACGCGTGGACGGAAGCGGACCAAGCCCTGTGGGCGGGAGTACTCAACTTCTGGTTCCTTGGGCGTGTGTTTGACCGGGTGCGGTCATGATCGAGGTGCCACAGGTTGCTGTTGATCTCGCCAAGCAGTTCGAAGGTTTTCATCGCGTACCGAGGTTCGATCCCGGGCGACGTGCACACCCGTATATCTGCCCTGCAGGGTACTGGACGATCGGCTACGGCCATCTTTGCGATGCGCAACATCCATCGATTTCGGAGGTTGAGGCCGAGGACTATCTGGCTGGGGATCTGATATCGGCCCTGAAGGCGACGCTACGATACTGCCCGGTTCTGACCACCGAACCCGAGGGGCGGCTTGCGGCCATCGTAGATTTTACGTTCAATCTTGGTGCGGGACGGCTGCAGGCTTCGACGCTGCGACGACGGATCAATCAGCGGAATTGGGCTGCAGCGAGACAGGAATTACGTCGATGGGTTTATGGTGGCGGAAAGGTATTGCCTGGACTCGTGGCACGTCGAGACGCTGGCTCACAACTTCTCGATCTGAAATCCGGAACAGTCGGTCGGTAATCGTTCCCTACTGATCAATAGGTGTGTAAACTCGCACGGATAAGCCAAAATGACGAAAATATCCAGAACTCCGAACATGTCTCTTGCCTATGATAAAGAGCATGCGTTAAATGCAATTTGTCCTTACTTCACGATGTTTCCGCTGGAATACCCTCTCAAGGTGCTGCGGAAACACAAGAATGACGGACCAATTGTGCTGGATCCGTTTTGTGGTCGGGGCACAACGCTTTTTGCTGCCCGAAAGTTTGGTTTAAGCGCCTGGGGTATTGATTCTTCACCGGTTGCTGTCGCAATTGCGAAAGCCAAACTCGCAACTTGCAATACAGAGTCGCCGATTCAATTGGCTGTAAAGCTAATAGCCGAAACAGATCCTACTGACGTTCCGGATACCGAGTTCTTTCGTCAGGCCTATCATCCGCAAACATTGCGTGACGTATGTGCCTTGCGCGAAGCACTTTTGGCGCTTTCAAACGAGAGCGATGAGTCAGTTATTCTGCGAGCTGCGGCGTTAGGATGTCTCCACGGGCCGATACCCAAGAACATAGAGAACGCAGGCTATTTTTCCAACCAGATGCCTCGGACATATGCATCTAAGCCTGACTATGCTGTGCGCTACTGGAATGAAAAGAAACTGAAGGCACCAAGAATTAACGTGGTGAAGGTACTTCAGCGCAAGATCGAAAGGCTCGCCGGATTACATCAGAAGACCCCTAATTCCGTTTCCCAGGTATTTCAAGGTGATTCCCAGAGAGCGGAATCATTTGACGCAATTACCGCAAAGCCGTCTATCGTAGTTACCTCTCCACCGTATTACGGAATGCGCACTTATGTGCAGGATCAGTGGTTGAGGAACTGGTTCCTTGGTGGCCCAAGTCAAATCGACTACGCAGCCGGACCTCAGCTGAATCATGGCGGCCAGGATGTTTTTGCAAAATCCCTTGGCGCGGTTTGGAGAAATATCGGACGTACCTCATCTAAGCACTTAGAGATGTACGTTCGTTTCGGAATCATCCCCTCCGCCGCAGTTAATGCCAAAGAGATATTTCGCAATTCACTGGAAGAATCTGGCATTAACTGGCGTTTGATTTCAGTCCGTGCCGCCAATTCTGCGGACGCCGGGAAACGGCAAGCGGATCAAATGAAAACAGATTCCGCCGCCGCGATTGAATTTGATTTCCACGTCGAGCGTCTATAAAAGTAAGCAGCGTCAGTGATAGCGGAGTTTCGCTTGCTTCGACGTTGCCCCCAATGTGACCTGATCGACGATTTCCCGATTGCAGAATTCGTCCACATAATCCTTTATGGCATGCGCGGTTTCTAGCGCTTTTTTGTCGTGAGGCACATGCCCAGCAAGCGTCATCGGCATAATCACAATGCACTTGGCCATTGCACGTGAAATCGCAACATTGGTGCGCTCAAACTGCATGAGGAATGCTTCCTCACCCATAATCACATCGGCATCCCCTACGCCGAATGTGACGATGATCGTGTGTCGCTGGCCACCTTGAAACTTCTCTACGGTATCAACTGCCGAGTCAATTAGGTCAGGTGGATCTGTTGGGAAAATTGCTCGGAGCTCGCGCACTACCAATGCGCGTTGGGCTCGGTGCGGTGTAACGATACCAATGCAATCTCCCCAAAATTGCTTAGGTGTTGGCGGCGTATGAGTGACCGTTCCTCGTCCATCGAGTTCAGCGCTGACCGTGTTCCGTAGGCACCAAGTCAGAGACGCTACAATTTTTGCCTCAAACGAATTACTTTGAGAGGAAAGATCATCGTCATGGAGTAATGCCAATATCCTTCTATTTGCATCAAGTGCCTGTGGCCAGAGTGGGGACCAAGGCAGCGAAATTGGAAAGCCAGATGACGGAGATGGAATCGAAGCGAGGAAATGCAGTGCCGTTGAGGGATTGGATGCTTGAAGTGTGGCTCGGTATCCAATGGTGCGCGCGTAGGCAACGATGTCCTCCGCTGAACGATAATTTTCCTCGAGCGGGCATGTGTTCACGTTTCCGCTGAATGGCCTGGAGAGAAGGTACTTTTGAATACTTCCCACCAAGTACTCTGCTCCAACCGGTGGCTCAAGCGCCATTATTGGTGGCATTTGAAAATGGTCGCCAGCGATGATTAATCGAAAATCCTCTTTTAACGTAGCCAATGGCGAAATAGCTGTAGTCACCTGAACCTGCGAACTCTCGTCAATGATGACGACATCAAAAACTGGGCCAACATAACGGCCGCTTGTCCATTCAGCCAATTTGTAGGACTGCATTGTTGATGTGGCGACGATTGTCACGGTGTCGCTTTTACCCAAGCTGGCAAGACAGTCTTGGGTTTCTTGGTTAGTCTGATTCAAATTGAACGATTCAACGTGCAAATGCGGATTCGTAGCCACGAGTGGCTTTGGGGTTTGTGATGACGAGTAACCAACGAATATTTCGGACGGACATGTCGTGTCACAGTCCAGCGATGTCACTACGCGCCCGATAAGCTCCTCTACCGCTTTGTAGGTTGGTCCTGCCACCAAGATCTTCAATGGTTGGCTGCGTCGTACAGCATCATGGACCAAGCCATGAATGCACCCGGCCAAGGTTTGGGTTTTTCCTGTTCCTGGAGGTCCCCAAATAATCGTAAGTCCCTTTTCTGCCGCATGTGCGATCGCATCATGTTGGCTGTTGTTCAGATTGTGTTTGGCCTTAGCATAGGCTGCAACTGAAACTGCCTGCGTGACAGCGACAACGGATGTGCCGTGAACGGAATCTGCATCCCACAGAACTCGAGCCATCGGGGTGACGGTGTCAGTGCCAGGACGAGGGACTTTGGCCCCCATTGCCACTGCAGCATTTTTGTCGGGATTGGCAATGGATGGATTACCGACTGCGCCAAGAATATTCTTTGCGATGTCGTACCACTTGAATACGCCTTGTCCCTTGGTGATGAAAATATCATTCATCAAATCAACCGTCGAGTTAGCGAGCAGGTATGGGAAAAAAATGGTCGGCTCACGCCAGTTACTCAGCTTTAATACAGCCTTGCGGGTGCCTCGATTGAACGATACAAGAGATACAGACAACGATGACCACAGGGGAGTGATCAGGGTTTGATCAGACCCGGAGTAAATTGGCGCGCCAAGGGCGATGATGTCTCTTGCGCGATGCAGTGGGAGACCAGGGTAGTTTTCTTTGCCCAAGGCAAGAAAACCCTCGTTATCGTCAAGCTTTGCTTCGGTTGACCCAGGCAATACGTCATACACGTATTCGCCCGGCGATCCGGTCGGCTGACCATTGGTAAGCCGAATCGCCTCATAGCTTGCCTCCAATGCTTCTGCATCAAGAGCCAGACGTTGGTGAGATTCCAGTTTCCTGGTCTGATATTGCAGTTCTTCCCACCAAATCCATAGCTTACTGTCGAAGGCTACATCGCGTGCCCCCTGGGGAATAGAGAGCGTGAGTTTGGGCGCGTTCGCCTTGAGCTGGCCCTTGAAATCTGACCGAAGCTTTTCAACGACGCTGTTTAATGCCCGACACTGTCTCTCGAGAGCATTGCCGAATTCCTGAATAACAGTATTCCTCGGAACAGTGACCGAGCCACGCTTGATTGTGGTTACGTTGCTCCAGATTTCGTAGATGCGCTCTCTTGGAATACCGTTAGTCAGGAACTCACGATAGTAAGCATCACCCTGCCGAACCGGCCCTGGTCCAGAAAAATAGGTCTCGGCTGTGTCGAATAACGTGATGACATGCGGCGTAGGTGCGAAGACCACACGCCGAACAATCTCATCCACAAAAACAACGCATGGACTGACCGCACCATCCGGCTTCTCGATGAGCTCGTCGGCGGGGAATAGCCATGCGAGAGCCTTGGTCTTGCGGTTGGTGAGGCTCAGCACTTTGGGCAGATGGCGCCCCATAGCCGCGCATAGCTCTTCGAATTGTCGCTTCTCCCAGAATGCAATTTGTGCTGTCAGAGGCGTTTTTCCTGCTGCACGGACAAATGCTTCGGCCTGGTCGACCATATCGGAAAGCGTTGACAACAGCCCATCGAGAGCAACCCACTCATCGGCGAGGCTCTTTTGGTCGACGACAAAACACTTTGTCGGGAATTGGCGGGGTGTTTGCCCAGTGACATATGCGGTTGCTCTGCCGAAAACTGATAGCCCGGTGA